AGAGGGCACTGTATTCCTAGGGGCGTGCGTCCGCAGATTGCCGCCGCGTTTTCACAGATGGCAAAAACAGGCCCGAAAAAACGACCCGCATCCGTCGAGCGTTTGATGGGCAATCCCGGCAAACGCAAGATTCGGCCCGACTTGGAATCGCCCGCCGGCGTGCCCGCGATGCCGCCTCGGCTCATGGTCGATCCGGCTGCGGTCGAGAAGTGGCAGGAGATGATTCCGCTGCTTCAACAACTCGGCACGATCACGCTGGCAGACGGCGAGGCTCTGGCAGTTTTGTGCGAGGTGTATGCTGCGAGTCAGTCGTGTCTTTTGGCACTGCGGGCCTCGGGCGTTGTGATGCACACAGACCTCGGGGGCGTGAAGCCCAACCCGGCCGGGTCGCTGTATCGAAGTCTGGTCGCGCTGCAAGTGCAGATCATGGCAGAGTTCGGGCTGACTCCATCCTCAAGGGCAAGACTTGGTGGCTCGCAAGAAAAGCCAACAGACGAAGTCTCCGACTTCTTCAAAGTCCACGGAGCCTGAGCTCACACCCGCCGGCCAGGCGAAGTACGTTCGCGTCTGCGAGTTCTTCGAGAAAATCCTGCGGCACTCAAAAGGCCAGACGGCGGGCAAGAACTTCCTGCTGCTGCCGTGGCAGAAGCGTGTGCTGCGCGGGCTGTTCGGTGAACTCAACGACGATGAGACGCGAAAGCATCGCGTGGGCTACATCGAGCTCCCGAAGAAGCAAGGCAAATCGACCACTCTCGCTGGCATCGCCCTCTACATGACCATGTTCGACTCGGAGCCGGGGGCCGAGGTGTATGGTGCGGCATGCGATCGCGAGCAGGCCGGAATCATCTACCGCGAAGCCGCTGCGATGGTGCGAGCATCGCCAGCGTTGTCGAAGCACCTGGAGGTGATCGACTCGCGAAAGACCATCATCCACAAGGCCAGCAACTCTTTCTATCGGGTGCTGTCGGCTGACGCATTCCGAGCCGAGGGCTTGAACATCCACGCCCTGCTCTTTGACGAACTCCACGCCCAGAGAGACCGGCGACTCTGGGACGCACTCCGCTACGGCGGTGCTGCCAGACGACAGCCGCTGATCCTCTCGATCACGACTGCTGGATATGACCGGCGTTCGATCTGCTGGGAGCAGCACCAATACGCCGAGAAGTGCATCGCCGACCCTAAGTTTGACCCGGCCTTCTACGGATGCATCTATGCGGCACCGCAGGAATGCGGCGTCGATGGTACGTGGAAGAACGAAGAGATATGGAAGGCGGCAAACCCGAGCCTCGGCGAGACGATAACGCTGGAGTCGTTTAAGGCTGACGCCCGAGAGGCAGAGCAGTCGCCGACCAAGCTCAACTCCTTTTTGCGATACCGACTCAACGTCTGGACGACGCAGGACACGCGGTGGATCTCGCCAGCTGCGTGGGGTGCGTGTGCCAATCCGCTGCGGCCGTTTGGTGATCGCCCTGTCTACGCCGGGCTTGACCTTGCCAGCACGTATGACCTGAGCGCCTTGGTGCTTGTGTGCCCCGACCCGTCCGACAACTCAATCGACGTGCTGCCGTTTTTTTGGATTCCCGAGGCGAACGCCATCGAGCGGGCGCAGCGGGACAAGGTTGACTACCTCGGCTTTATTCGTGATGGGCACATCCGCGTGACCGATGGAAACGTGACTGACTACACCACCCTGCACCGCGACATCACGCAAATCTGCCAGGAATACAACGTCAGAGGGCTGGCCGTAGACATGAAGTTCAACGCCCAGATGCTCGCGAACATGCTGCAAGGGGATGGGCTAACCGTGGCAGGATGGTCGCAAGGCGGTCCCGGCATGTCGGCACCGGCGAAGACACTAGAGAACCTGATGCTGAACGGTCGGCTGCGTCACGCGGGGCACCCCGTGCTCGCTTGGAACGCTGGCAACGTAGCCATCCACGAGGATCGACACGGCAACATTTTTCCGAGCAAGGCCCAGAGCACGGAGCGAATCGACGGCATCGTCGCCCTCTGCCAAGGCATCGGCCTCTGGATGCGAAACGAACAATCGCCCGCCTCAACCCCCGAAATCTTTTTCATATGATCGCTGAAAATCGCATCCTGTGGCTACCCGGTGAAGAGCGTTCGTGGGACGACGATGGCGGTCGGTCGCCTGCTGGCGTGCGGATCACACCTGAGAACGCGACGTCGGTCGCGGCTGTGTTCTCCTGCCTGCGAATCCTTGCTGAGACGGTGGCCGGTCTGCCACTGCATCTGCTTGAGCGAACAGCGAGCGGTGGCAAGAGGCTGGCCCGAGAACTACCGCTCTACCGCCGACTGCACAGCCAGCCGAACAACTGGCAGACGAGCTTTGAGTGGCGCGAGCAGGCGGTGATGCACGTCGCCCTGTGGGGCGATGCGTTCTCGGAGCTAGTGCCAGGGGCGTCGGGTGCCATCGACCAGATCGTGCCGCTGCATCCGAGCAGGATGAAGGTCGAGACGCTGGAGAACGGCAGGCTGCGGTATTCGTATCGCGAGTCAGGTGGCCGCCAGACGGTCTACTCTGACGAGCAGATCCTGCACATGCGAGGGCCGAGCGACGACGGCGTTCACGGCATCTCGATTGTCGAAGAGTGCCGCGAGGCGATTGCGTTGGCTCGGGCGTGCGAGGTTCACGGTGCAAGGTTCTTTGGTGCCGGTGCCCGGCCAGGGTTCATCCTGTCAACCGAGAATCAGTTGAACGCCGATGCTCGTCGCGAGTTGGCAGAGAATTGGAACCGCAAGCATCGAGGCCCGCACAATGCTCACGAAACGGCGGTACTCACAGGCGGACTAAAGCCCTACGAAGTGCCGTATGCCAGCAACTCCGACTCGCAGTATCTAGAGCTACGAGAGCACCAGCTTCGCGAGATCGCAAGGCTGTTCCGCATCCCCGGCTATCTGCTCGGCCTTGAGCAGGGATCGCCACAGAGCGAGATTCAATTCGTCACGCACACGATCATGCCGTGGCTTCGTCGCTTTGAGTCTGCGTTCCTGCGAGACCTGATCGTTGACGACGAGAAGTACCTCGCCGAGTTCGACGTGCGTGGCTTGCTGCGTGGCGATGCCGCGAGCCGGTCGGCCTACTACCGTGCGATGTGGGACATCGGCGTGGTCAGCACGAACGACATCAGAGCCAGCGAGAACCTCGACCCGGTGGAAGGCGGCGACGAGCGGTATCGCCCGCTCAACATGGGCACGCTGGGCGCGATGCCGTCTGTTGACGACGTGCTGGCACAGCAGCAGCCGGGCAGCGGGATCGATGGGCAGGCGGTCGAGGGCGGCGTGGCAGCAGCAGAGCAAGGCCAGCCAGCCGAGCCGGTGGCCGTGAGCGAGGCCAGCCTGACCACGGCAGATGTGTCGTCGCTTCTGACTGTCGTGAAGCAGATCACGGACGGAACCCTTACTGTGGATGCCGCTAGAGCAATCATCGCGGCAGCGTTCCCCGTGCTGTCGTCTGCGCGAGTCGAGACCATCCTTAAAGGCGTGCAGTCACCAGAGCCGGAACCTGTGCAGGCTCCTGCGCCGCCAGCGGACACAGCAACAGCGGAGCGGTCACGATTGCTTGAGTCTCGCGCCTTAACAATCAGCATCGACTTCGACCGCACCTTTGCGGCAGATCCGCAGTTGTGGGGCGAGTTCGCCCGCAAGTCAGTGGCCGAGGGGAACACGGTCGTGATGATCTCGCGGCGTCCCGAAGAGGATCGAGACACGGTCACGGAGACGCTGGGCGATTACGCCCCCGCGTTCTCGCAAGTGCTGCTCGTGGGCGGCGACACGCTCAAGGCTGACGCGGCCCAGGCGGCAGGCATCAACGTAGACGTGTGGGTCGATGACTCGCCGCAAACGATTAAGCCCACTCAGCGAGACTGCGGTACAGGTGCCGGAGGGTTTAAGCCCGGCAATAAATGCGGCGGCAGCAGCGGCGGCGGCGCTCAAGGGTCTGCGGCTGGCTCTTCAGCCAAGTCGCTCCTGAAAGGCTCAGGAAGCGGCAGGGGGTTTTTAGAGAAAGCTAGAATTGAGACCGCGCAAGCCATTGACGAGGTTCATTCGCTCCCAGAAGGAACGAAAGAGGTTTCTCTAAAAAAGAGCGCTGGCGAGTCAACGGTAGGCTCGTACAGTCCGTCTCAGGGCGTCATTAAGGTAAGCGATAAGGGGACGCATCCGTTGATGACAACCGCGCACGAATTTGGACATCACATCGACTATCACGTTTTCGGAAATGGAAGCACGCCGGGCACCGCTGGCATGGGCGGGAAAGACAAAGACCTCCAAGACTTCTTGAAAGTGTGTCAAGAAAGCAAGGCGTTTAAGCAACTGGAGGCGGTGCGGAAGTTGGACGTTGCGTCTGCTCCCTACGGAATTAACGAAGATGTCGTCAAATCTCTTCGCGGGTGGGGAGAGAAGAACCGCTATGGGGCTTATCTCCAATCACCGCGTGAACTATGGGCCAGGGCTTACGCGCAGTACATTGCTGAGAAATCTGGCAACGCGGCAATGAAGAAGGAGTTGCAGGCTGAAATTGACACAGCGATAAGGCCAGAGCGGCCATCTGTCACTGTCCCTTGGACTCGGCACTGGGAAGCCGATGACTTTGCTCCAATATCGAGTGCCATTGATAAAATTTTGCAATCACGCGGGCTGAAGAAATGACGCACCCAAGAATTCAATCGCTGACAGACCAGTTCGGAATGTCAGAGCAAGAAGCAATATTCGCGATTGCCGTCGGACTTGGCATCATCAACGGCGATGTCGTTGAGCCGGGAGATCCCGAGGGGGATGACTTAACCAAAGCTGTCCTGGCCGCGCTCAAGAAGACAGATTCGCAATCCGACGCTAGGGGTTGAAAAGTGATTGCCGTCTTTCGCCCAGCGCGACACAGAGACGCAGACGCCGTGCTGCGGTGCGTGCGGATTCTGCGGGCCGTACAGGCGGTGATTGAGCGGCGAGGCTTTTGCCCTACCGGTCCTGGCGGCGGGATCGATAACTCATGCGGCAAGAGCGAGGGCGGCGGTGGGGCTGGGTCGCCTGTGGGTGACGGTGGCAGTTCGGGAGGAGGTAGGGTTGAGCCAGCGAAGTCTGGCAACGGGCCGCTAGTGAAGGCTGCAAGAGACGAGCACAAGAAGGCGCTGGATAAGGCGCGAAAGAACTTAGACAAGGCTCAAGAAAAAGCAGATGCCAAGTTTGCTGAGACAACTAAGAAGTTCTACGAAGCCAAGGACGCTCACTATGACGCCAGCGATCGAGCGGCCAAGCTGCAAGAAGAGCACGCCGGAATTATCCAGCGACTTTCCGCAGATCCAACAAATGCAACATTGCAGCAGGCGCTAGAGCGAAGCGTAGGGATGCTGGAAGAATCCTCAAAAGCGTTTGAGTCAACGCACAAGGCTCTGGAGAAGTCGCACAAGCAACGCGAAAAAGTGCGACAAGAAATGCGGTCTGCGGTCCAGAAGGCGCTTCGCAAGGAATGCGACAGTGTCAATAAAGAGGACGGCGTTGAGGAGAGAAGGCGTGAGCAGGTGCAGCATATCTACGGCCTAGAATCACACGTCGGTGCCGCCCAGTTCGGCGATGTTGCCGAACGATCCCGAGTCATCGCATCAAGAACAGTCGTGCGACAAGAGATGAAGGAAGCGCAGGAGTTCGCGATGAACGCCGTTAATTCGGAGATCCATGTGCAGGCCATGACGACTCCGGTCGTGTTTGAGGAGTCGGTTCGTGCTAGCGCAACCGTAAGGGAGATCGACCACGACGCGGAGCAACTTGTTGGGTATGCAACATCGCTAGGAAACAGGTCTTCCTACACGACGCTGTCTGCTAATGACAATGCGTCAACGCACGTCCATGAGATGGCGCATCATATGGAATACTCAACTCCCGAGGTGCGAGAACTAACAAACGACTTCCTCGCGTCTAGGACAGGCGGCGAGTCGCCAGTGCAATTCTCAAAAAAGTTTCCAGATGTCGGATATGCAGATGACGAGGTGGGGTCTCCTGACGACTTCTCGAAGGCATTTAAGGCCGCTGGATATAGCGACGAGGACGCCGAGAGATTGGCCCACTACGCTGGAAAACGGTATGATGGCACCATGACTGAGGTGCTCACGATGGGCATGGAGTTGATGTACAAGGATGCAAGGACATTTGCCGCATCTGATCCAGAGTGGTTTGACCTAGTTTTCGGCGTAGCCAGCGGGCGTATACTTTCAAAGACGCGGAAGGCTCGGAAAGAACAGAGGCCGTATGGCACGCCAAGTTAGCGTTTCGACAGGACTCGTTTCGTATCAAATATCCGAAGACGGCATGGCCGTGACTTCGCGAGACGTGGGGCCGCGCGCTACGGAAATGCTGTCGTCCACGGTGCGAATCGGAATGGCCGACTACTCGCCAGCGTTTGGCGATCCGCTGATGTTTGCCGCCGAAGTCCTTGCTAACGCTGTTGGCGGCAAGGTATCTGCGAGGGCGGACATTTCTTCTGAGGTTGGCGTCGTGTACTGACGCGATGAACTGCAAGGGGCCGGGCAGTTGCCCCTACCTTTGCAGCATGGCCGCGCGCTATGACCACATCGACTTCACGCCCCCGGCTGGCGTGCGAAGCGAGGCCCAGAAGGGGCTTGGCTGGCGCAGCGAGTACGGTCGCGGTGGCACAGTAGTCGGCATCGCACGGGCACGCGATCTGTCGAACGGCGTGAAAATCTCGCCCGATACCGCACGAAGGATGAAAGCGTATTTCGACCGCCACGAAGTAGACAAGCAGGGCAAGGGATGGTCGCCCGGCGAAGAAGGCTTCCCGAGCAATGGCCGCATAGCGTGGGCGTTGTGGGGATCAGACCCCGGCTACGCATGGGCACGCAAACTGGTTGAACAACTAAACGCCGCAGACGAGGAGAACCGCAGCATGATCGAAAGACGCAGCCTGTACGAAGAGGGTTCTGATTCCCTGCCTCTGCTTCATGTGGAGTCTCGCTGCGAGGAGGGCGACGCAGGCGAGAGCCGGTGGATCGTCGGCTACGCTGCCAAGTTCGGCGTCAACTCGCTCGACCTGGGTGAGTTCACGGAGCGAATTGCCCCCGAGGCATTCGGCATCGTTGCCGAGCGGCGTGGCCGCAAGCGACCGCTAGAGACTCGCGCTCTTTTCAATCACGACGCCAACTATCCGCTCGCCCGCTACCCCGGCACGCTGCGGATGAACGTGGACGAGATCGGCCTGCGGTACGAGTTCAAGGTGCCAGACACAACCTACGGCCGAGACCTCGCAAGCAACATCGACGCGGGCATCGTGCGTGGCAGTTCGTTCAGTTTCCAGATCGCCCCAGGCGGCGAGTCGTGGAGCGTTGAAGATGGCCGCAGTATTCGCACGGTCACGAAGATCGACAGCTTGATCGACGTCGGCCCAGTGACGTTTCCGGCCTACCCCGACGCTGACGTCAGCGTGGCGAAGCGTTCGTTCGACTCGTACCGGCAGCAGTCCGTAGCGTCCACGGCGGTGCGAATCGAGATGGCACAGAAAACCACAGCACTCCGCGAGTACCTCCGAAAGCATGGCCGCTAAGACAGGCGATTCGTGTGCAAGGTGCCGAGGCGGGCGACTGCAAATTGCCAGCAGCCAGCGGCAGGGCGAGTACCAAATCCGGTACTTGCGGTGCGACTCCTGCGGCTGCACGGGCAAGCACGTTCTGAACGCCGTCGAGGTGCGTCGAATGCGAGGCTAGTTTACTCTCGCCTCGCGTTCTCTGGATGGGTGGGGCGTCTAGTCCATAGTTTCAGTGTGTGGGCAGCGTTGGCCGCCCGCATCCCGCACACAGGAGCCTACAAGTGGACAAGCTCAAGAAACTGCTCGACGAACTCGCCGCCGTGGTCGCTGAAATGGAAGCGACTTCCGAGACGCCCGCCGAGGGCGATGCCCCCGCGATGAGCGAAGAGCAAGAGGCGTCCCTCCGCTCGCTTGAAACTAGAGCCGCCAAGTTGCGCGAGCAGATCGAACTGCTCCAGCGGATCGAAGCCAAGCAGACCGAACTGCGTGCCGTCATCGAGCGGGCTGCCCCCGCCAAGGCCGTCGAAGCCCCCGAGGTCAAGGAGACCGCAACCGTGGAAACTCGCAACTACGCCATCCCCCGTGCTACCGGTCGCCTCAAGGCGTTCACCGGCCCCAATGCCGAAGAGCGTGCCTACCGTGCCGGAATGCACTTGAAGGGCTATGTGTTTGGCGATGCCGAGGCTCGTCGGTGGTGCGTCGATCACGGCGTCGAGAGTCGTGCCCAGGCTGGCTCGATCAACTCGCTCGGTGGCGTGCTCGTCAGCGACGAACTGTCGTCTGAAATCATCCGCCTTGTCGAAGAGTTCGGCGTGGTGCCCAGCGAGTTTCGCCGGGTGTCAATGAACACCGACTCGATGCTCGTAGCCCGCAGGACGAGCGGCCTGTCGGCTCGGCCGATTGGCGAGAACGCTGCTCCCTCGACCAGCGACGTGACCTTCGACAACGTCAACCTCATCGCGAAGCTGTGGGGTATCGACAACCGCGTGCCCAACAGCCTGCTGGAAGATTCGGTCATTGACCTCGCCGATGCGATGGCAGTCGAAGTGGCTCAGTCGTTCGCGGAAGCGTTCGACAACGCGGGCCTTATCGGTGACGGCGGCTCGTCCTACCACGGCACGGTCGGCGTTGCCACCTCGGTTGTCGATGGCACGCACGCGGCCAGCGTGGTGACTGCGACCAGCCGAACGACGTTCGACGCCCTGACGTTGGCTGATTTCACCAACCTCGTTGCGAGGGCACCGCTGTTCGCCCGCCGGAACGCGAAGTTTTTCATCAGCCCTGCCGGCTACGGTTCCTCGATGCTGCGGCTGATGGTTTCTAACGCTGGCAACAACGCTTCCGACATCGCTGGCGGTGCGAACCTCCAGTTCCTCGGCTTCCCGGTTGTGCTGTGCCATCCGCTTCAGTCGGCCCTGACCGGCACCACGGGCACCGTGGCCTGCCTGTTCGGCGACATGAGCCAAGCGGCGACCTACGGCGAGCGGCGTGGCGTGACGATCAAGACCGACGCCAGCCGGTTCATCGAGTACGACCAGACCCTTACTTTCGCCACCGCTCGCGTTGCGATGGTTGCTCACGATCTCGGCAGTGCTGCCAAGGCAGGCCCGGTCTGTGCCCTCAAGTTCGGCTGATTTCCAATACTCAGGAGTACCCTGCTAATGCTTCACCTCGCCCGTTCCAAGACTGATGCGATGATCGGCACGGCCGATACGACCACGTCGCAGACTGCGCAGCACACCATCGACACGCTGGGCTTCGCCTATGCGTCCATCGACGTTGTGTTTGAGGCCGCTGCGGCAACCACGGATGCGATTTGCCGTGCCCTTAAGATCGAGCAGTCCGATGCCTCGGGCAGCGGCTACGCTGACGTCACGGCCCTTGTGGGCGGTGGCACCGGCGGCTTCTCGATCCCGTCGAGCGGATCGAGAACTGCGGGTTCCAACGTGGTTCGCCTCAACATCGACACGCGGGGGCTGAAGCGTTACCTGCGGGTCAACGCCACGCCGGTTGCGGCGAGCGTTGTGGCGAGCGTTGCCCGGCTGGGTCGTGGCGAAGCCGGTGCGTCGGACGCATCGAGTTCGGGCGTGCAGGCCTTGGTCAACGCCTAATCGCTTGACACGCAGACAATCATGGACGGCTGGCGGGAAGCGATTCCCGCCAGCCGTTTCCTTTTGGAGTAGCTCTAGTGATTGTCAAAGTCGGCGGGACAGAGGTGGACATTCGCGTCGAAGCTGTGCTCTCGATGCCGCGACTGTCGTTTACCAGCAATCATTTCGCTTGGGCGCAGGCTCTAATGCCGCTTGGTATCCGCCCGACGATGGGCACTGGCGCGTTCTGGAGCCAAGTGAATACCCGCATTTTTGAGCAGTTCGTCGATAAGTGCGAGTACCTGCTCACCATCGACTACGACACATTCTTCACCAAGGCCGACGTCGAGCATCTGTTCGCGATGGCTCTGACTTTCCAGTGCGATGCGATCACGGGATTGCAGACCAAGCGAGAGGACGGTCGCCCGATGCTGACGCTCAAAGGCACGCTCGATAATCCGCCGTCTAGCGGCAGTTCCTCGGTGCCCGCAGATTGGTTTGCCGAGCCGGTGCAGGAAGTGGACTCTGCCCACTTTGGCCTGACGGTCATTTCGACGGCTGCGTTGAAGCGGTGCAAGAAACCGTGGTTCTGGAGCAAGCCCGGCCCAGACGATTCGTGGAACGAAGGCCGCGTCGATGATGATATCTACTACTGGAAAAATTGGCGGGAGAGTGGCAATCGTGTCTTCATCTCGCCGCGTGTCGTGCTGGGCCACGGCGAGTACGTCGTCACATGGCCGGGGAAGAATTTGCAGTCGCCCGTGTTCCAGTGGACGACTGACTTCACGACCAAGCTCACCCGCCCCGACACTGCATGGAGTGTGCCGCAATCATGAAAATCAAGTTCACTGCCAACTACTCGACGTATCGCCCAGGCGACGTGACCGAGTGCGACAGCGATGTAGCTCAGCGGCTGATTGCCGAGGGGCGTGCGATCCCCGAGAAACAGATCGACCTGATCGAGACGGCGAGCGTTGAGCCAGGCGGCGAGTCTGCCGACCTCACGCCGCGCCGCCGGAAAGGCAACTGATGGAATACCCACGGCCAGTGTATGACGGCAAGCCGATGCGGTATCGCAGCGTGCGAACGCTGACGCAGCCGGTGGTCGAGCCTGTGTCTCTGGCAGAGGCGAAGGCCCACTGCCGCATCGATTCTGACGCCGACGATTTCTACGTAGTCTCGCTCATCACTGCTGCGCGCGAGTGGGTCGAGGCCTACATGGATGAAGCCCTCATCCATCAGCAGCTTGTCATGCGGCTCGACGGGTTCCCGGCAGAGATCGAACTGCCTCGCCCTCCAATGGCGACGTCTGGCACGGCGACGGCTGTCAGCGTCACGTTTACGTCCGACGTGTCTGGGGCGACCGCTGCCCTGTCGTCGTCCACCTATCGCGTTGACCGCGACACCAAGCCCGGCGTGATCCGCAACACCTACGGCGGGGCGTGGCCGGGGCATCTGACCGATTACAACTCTGTCACCGTCACATGGTGGGCGGGGCGTGGCGAGTCTGGCTCAAGCGTGCCACAAGGCGTCCGCAACGCGATCTTGATGCTCGTCGGGCATTTCTACGAGCGGCGACTTGCTGCTGACAGCGGCTCGCTCAACGACATTCCGTATGGCGTCAAAGCACTGCTCGACGCACAACGCTGGGGATCGTACCGATGCCTC